TATGTTTTCATCTTCTCACAGATGCCTTTATAGGGTTTTACAGGGTAGGTCAAGCCTACCCTGTAAAAGTTATCTATTAACTTCCGCCTGCAGAACCGTAAATACCTCTAGGGTCAGACCAACCGAAGCTGTATCTTTCTCTAGCTTTGTATCTTACGTTTCCAGTTTCGAAATCACCTTCCATCGATGTTCTGATAGGAGATCTTTCGAAGTATTTCATACCGTTTGGAACGTCAGTTTTAACATACCAACCATTAGTATCAGTTAAGAAGTGGTTCACAACATAACCTTGTGGCACCATTCCCATGTTTCTGATCGCGTTGATATCGTTATCAGCTGTACCAACTCTACCAGCAGATTTCATTAAACGATCCGCAGTGAATTGAAGAGCTGTAGGGATAATTAATTTTTGTCCCTGAGCAGCAATCTTTAAACCACGTTCATCAGTCAAGTTAGCAATGTCAATCAATGATTGCTCTAATGATGTTTCGTTTAAGTCAGCTTGTGTAGACAACGTGTTGCTGAAAGTTCCAGCAATAGTTGCGTGAGTTGTTGAAAACAATGGAGAGTTATCACCACCTGGGTAGGTAGTGCTAAAACCATTATTTATAACGTTAGCAGCTGTAATCTGCTTAGTGTTCGCCATAGAACGAGCTAATGCTTTTGTATATCTAGACGCTAGTCTATCGTACAAGTTATCCTCAATCGCTTCTTCAGTGATTGCGAATGCAAGAGCTATCGTATTATGCGTGTATCTAGCAGTGAAAGTTTCTTGCGCTGTATCGTAAGTAACGCCAGATCCTTCAGCTTTAATCGAAGCATTTGCGAAACCTGATAACATAACTTCTTCTTCAAATGCTCTTTCAGAAGTTTCTTTATCGAAGATTTCTTCGTGCTCGTTTTCGTAACGTTTATATTCAAGTCCAAACAGAGCGTTCAAACCTGGTTCTAGTTCTTTAACTAGTTGTGATCGTGATATAGCCATAGTTTATATACTCCTTATTGGATTGACTTCGCAGATTTCACTTTTACTACGAAATCTTCGTTAGTCGTTGCCGGCACGTTATCAATGAATTGAGATGTGCTCAATACTAATAACTGTGACGTTGCGTTAACTGCAGATAAATCTAGATATGATCCAGATAAACCATTGTTAGTGTTTCCTGCTGCGTAAAGAATACCATAAGCATTTCCTACTGCAGAATTTCCTAAAGCAGTTGATGTTGATTTAACTAAGTATAGCTGATTTGGGTCATCTATTACATATGCATCAATTGCGCCTTGAGCAGCATTTGTTTGCGAGTAGTAGTTTTGCCATTTCGGCTTTTTAGTAGATGGATTAACCTCTATTAAACAACCGTTAAACACGCCCAATATATTACCAGTAGCAGAAGATGTTACAGGGATTACGTTTCCTGTAGCACTTAATGTTACGATATCACCTTGAAATATACTCGTAGAGTAGTTATTCAAAATGTTATATTGGCTTTGTCCACCAGCTGAAGGGTTACTTCCAACTTTGCCTAGCGGTCTTAAACCGTAAGCGACTGTTGAGTTAGCCATTTTATTTTCTCCTTGTTATATTTTTTTTAATACTTTGTTGGTTTAGGAATTACTAAATAATTAGTTATTTCTTTGTACCACCAAAAGTTACACGAGTTTGCCTTTCATTACTGATTGGCATACTTGGATGCTGTTCCTTAAGAGGATCGTTTTCCATTGCTTCAGTCTTTTCTCTCGTTCTTTTTTCAAAGTACGCTTTTCTAGACTCTGCGATCTCTTCTGGTATCCTAGCCAGCAATAGGCCACCAACTCCAATGACTCCTGCGTATTTGCCGTCTTTAACTTCCGGAAATTGTCCATCTGGATATTCATCAGCTCTCACTAATTCGTATCCTGATCTTAAACTTCCTGCGATATTTTTAGTATCGTCAAAGCCTAAAGATTCAGCCCTTAGCCAACGGTGTCTAAACCCTTGTGGCGCAGGTGGTGCATCTAAAGATGATGGTGGAGTCCAAACTTTAGGTCTTTCAGTTTTTGACCTAGTTTCGCTCGCACGAGAAGTCTTAATATTATTGTCTTGTTCCATATGCTTATGCCTCCTTCGTGGTTAAATGTTTCGCATATTCTTCGAGTGGCACACCTAATCTTTTAGCAATTGCTACTTGTGAAGGTGTGAGTCTCACAGTTTTTTTGCGTCCTGTTTGCGTTGGACGAGCCGCTGATGCTACCGTCTGAGCAGGTTTTGCTCTTTCTGTAGAATTTATATCTTCCTTTGTACCAAATTTGTGCGGAAATTCAACTCTAATTCTTTTATCAATTTCATTGTAATATTCGTCACTTTTTGGGTCAAAGCCTTCTTCTTCAACAAGCTTTTTATGCATTTCAAATGCAGTATAAGTCATTGCAGCATCATTACCAAACCATGGATTTTTAGTAGCCCAATCTTCGGCTTTAGGATCCACTTGTGGTTGTTGAACAGATCTTTGAGGAGTAATATTTACTTCCTTAGATTGCTGTCTTGGTAAATCTTCTTGAGCAGCTTTAGCAGCATTTAATCTAGCACTTTCTAAAGTAAGTTCTGCAATTGTTTGTTGTGCAGCAACTTGAGCATCTACGTCTCCAGCATTAATAGCTGCCTTTAAAGCTATTTTTGCATTATCCAAAGTAGATTTTACTCTATTTTGAAATTCAGAAACATATCTCTCATCTGTTTTATACAAACGAGATTCGATACTATCTTTTTCTTGTTTAATAGATTGTGCATAAGACAATGCTTCTTCTCTTTGTCTTTCAGCTTCTCTAATTTTATGAGTTAATTTAGCAATACGTTTTTTAACGCCTTCGCTATATTCATCTAACTCAGATTTTTTAGTTTGAAGTTTTTCTTGTTTAACTTCATCTTTTTTATCTTCAACAACAGGTTTTTCAACTTCTTGTTGAACCTCTAACTTCTCTTCTTTTTTCTCTTCCGCAACGGCTTTTGTTTGCTCGTTGTTATTATCCAATACTACATCAGCACCTTCGGTTTCGCCGACATCGATCATTGGATCATTTTTCTTTACTTCTTCTGGCATAGTGCCTCCTATGTTTAAATATGATGAAGAACATCTTCAGGATTCTTAATTGTTCCTAAGACTTCGTCATCGTTTAGCAGTCGCACTTCTCCACCTTCTATTGGTAATCTTGAACCCGCATAACGAGCAAAGATAACCCAATCTCCTTTTTTACACCATGGACCTGTTGGGTATCTATCTTTATCGTGATACGCTAATGGTCCAATTTTTAATACATAACCACAGTTAGTAGCTATTCTTAATTTGTCTAATGATTCTTGTGCAATAATAATTCCACCTTTAGTTTTATCTTTAGGTGTAAATGGTAATACTAATAGTCTCCAACCAGATGGTTCAGGTAAACTATCAACTAATGATTCAGTAATGTTTTCTGCTCTTACTGTTTTTTTATTTTCGTCTTTGTATTTTTCTTCTAGACCTAGAACGGTCTTAGGTATTTCTTGTGACTGAACATCAGTCGAGTTTAATAATGTTTCCGGCATCGTTTTCCTTTAGCTCTTTTTTGTTTAGCAGGTTAGAGATTTCCTGTAATAAATATTCGTATGTACGAATTTGGCCTAAGATATACTTGTAATCTGCCATATTGTCAACACCACCAGAAGTTATGACAGTAGTTAAATTCTTTAACTGTTCTTTCATAAATCTTTGTAATTTACTAGCTATGTCTACTGTTTCCATTCTCTTCTCCTTTTGTTGATTATATTAACAATTCCACTTTCTTAGTGATTTATTTATTCTTGAATTAGGATCATGTGCTGTTTTAGCAGATGTTAATTTAGCTTTCATCCCTTTCATTCTAGAACAAAATGATTTACGTCTATTAGCTGATTTAGAACCTGGTTTCAATTTTGATGGTTTAGTAGTGACTGCTGTGGATAACTTTGAACCTGGATGTTCACGTCTATATGACGCTATACCTTTTTTATTTAAACCACCTTCTGGATTTTTACCTTCTTTTCTTTGCCAAGCTGGTGTAGTTGAACCACCTTTTTTCATTTGAACTCTAGCAATACCAGTTCCTCTATTTTGAATACCAAGACCAGACATTATTTTTTCTTAGGAAAACCAGCTTTCATATTTGCGTATGCTTTAGCTGATATAGTTGATTTAGATTTTGGACGACTAATACCTAATTTTTTTCTACGATTTATATTTGCCCAAAGACCTGGTTTAGCAGAACCACCTTTTTTAGCTGTGAATACTTCTGTTACTTGAGCTTTCTTTTTATTAATAGCACCTTCATGTCCAAATTTCTTTTTAACAACATCTCCACCATCTTTTAACATATTAAGTTCACCTTTAATTTTTCTAGGAAGTTTTAATGTACCAACTGGTTTTAATGACTCGCTTGGAGCCTTAACACTTACATGATAAGATCTTAATGGTTTAGGTGCGCTAAATCCACCTGTAGCAAATTTAGATCTATCATCCATACTTTTTTCTTTTCCGTAACCTTTTGTATGTTTTCCAAATCCAGACATATTAATATTCTTTAGTTATTTTTATTTTATGATCCATTACTTTACCATGACCACGAGCAATAAATCCACCTTCTTTCATTCCTTGTGGAACATTTGACATATCAGATCCTTGATCTGCTGTCATTCCAAAATCTGTATTAACTTTAGGCATTGGAGATATATTTGAACTTTGATCTATTGGCGATTGTGTTTTAAGATTAGATACAGGTTGTGAAAATATAGAACCTAGTCCAGAAGATTTACCTCTAGATGATTTACCAAAAGATTTTTTTGGTTTAGCCATATTGGCTCCTATTTTTTTAATCCTTTTAAAGTCTGAGCAAGTCTTGCACGTTGACCCATTTTACCTGGTTTCTTTGCAGCCGCTGCTAATTTAGATGCAGGGATTTTTTGACCTTCTTTAACGTGTAAAGATTTTCTTAATGAACCTGGATGTTTAATTGCTTTTTGAATCCATTTAGATCCTGAAGCATATCCAGCTCTGCCACCTTTTTTCATTCCTGGTGCAGCACCCATAGATGCCATAGGATTAACATCAGCATGTGCAGCTTCTGTTGCAACTGGACTTGTAGGTCCTCCAGCTAATGAACTTAAATCAGGATGAACAGGAGATGTCATTGGTGATTGCATCATTTGATCGCCTTGACTTACGTCTTTTGCTTTATGATGATCTACTTTATGACCTTGGATTTTTTCTTTTCCATGTCCTTTAATGTGTTTACCTAAACCAGCCATTAGCACTTACCGCCGTATTTTCTTTTAGCTCTTCCGCCTTTTTTCATTTTAGATTCTTCCATCATTTCTTTTTTCTTAGACTCTTTGGCTTCATGCATTTTAGATTCTTCTTTTGCCATTCCACCTTTTTTTAATTTATCTAATTTAGTGTGTTCACCT